ATAGAGACAAAAAATGGTTTGATAAAGAAACCAAGAATATGTCTAAACGTCAGATTGCACAGGAGCTGGAATGTAATTTTAATGTATCTGGTGAGACTGTAATTCACCCCGATGATATACAGTGGTATCTGGAAAGAACGACAGCGCCCGAATATCGAACTGGGTTTGACAGAAATTATTGGATATGGAAAAAGCATGATACCGAAAAAGCTCATCTGATTGTTGCCGATGTTGCAAGAGGCGACGGTAAAGACAATAGTGCTTTTCATGTGTTTGAGCTAGAAAATATGGAAGTGGTGGCCGAATACGTAGGGAAACCTACTCCTGATGATTTTGCTGACATCTTGTATAATGTGGGAGCAGAGTATGGTAATCCAATGTTGGTCATAGAAAACAATAACATAGGCTATGCAGTACTTAAAAAATTGCTTGATAAAGGGTATCATAACCTATATCATTCAGCCAAAGGAGATCATCACTACGTTGACCCAGTTACAGCACAATGGCAATCAAATGTCATTCCGGGGTTTACAACCTCTTCTAAAACGAGACCTCTTATCGTCGCGAAGATGGAAGAGTTTATGAGAAACAAACTAATTAAGATTAACTCAAATCGTTTACTTTCTGAAATGAAAACGTTTATTTGGCAGGCTGGGAGACCACAGGCAATGAGAAGCTACAATGATGATTTGGTGATGTCATTTGCGATAGGGTGTTGGGTGAGAGATACAGTGATTATTGAGAGTCAAAAAAACGTAGAGTATAGTAAGCAGTTTTTGGAGGCAATTTCCACCTCCAAAACTGACCTTTCTACCACTATTCCAGGGATGCGTAATCACAAGACCACTGCAGAAGATCAAAGAACCCGCGAAGGCCAGAGCTTTAACGAGCAATACATAGCACTGATAAAAGGATAAAAAATGGCTAAAAACGAAAGAAATACAAGAAATCCAGCAGCTCCTTTATTTAAGAGATTAACAAGACTTCTATCTGGTCCGATCATCAATTATCGTGCACAGATTGCGCACGAAGAGCGCCGAAATGATTTAAATAAATATCGCTATAGATTCCGCTCAATGAGTGGACAAGAGTTCCGCCGCGCCGACAACAACATGTCGCAAAACTTTAACATGCTGACCTCAGCAGCATTTCGTAATCAGAATAGGGCCGAGAGATATGTTGATTTTGAACAAATGGAATACACGCCCGAACTCGCAGCTGCCCTAGACATCTATGCTGATGAAATGACCACCTCCAATGAATTCGACAGACTTCTTAGCATCTCATGCATGAACTTAGAAATCAAAACTATTCTGACGTCATTATTTTATGATGTGTTAAATATTGAAGCCAATAGTTTTGGATGGGCGCGCTCCATGTGTAAGTATGGGGATTTGTTTATGTATCTCGATGTGGACGAACAGCTTGGTGTTACATCTCTTATAGGATTGCCCAATACAGAAGTTGAAAGGCTGGAAGGTCAAGACCCCACCAATCCAAATTATGTTCAGTATCAGTGGAATGGCGCCGGCTTAACTTTTGAAAATTGGCAGGTTGCACATTTTCGCATTCTAGGCAATGATCGCCATGCTCCCTATGGAACCTCGGTTTTTGATCCTGCCCGTCGTATCTGGAGACAACTGACCCTTCTGGAAGACGCCATGATTGCCTATCGCGTTGTGCGCGCCCCCGAACGTCGCGTTTTTAAGATTGATGTAGGAAACATTCCTCCTCAAGATGTTGCTCAATACATGGAGAAGGTTAAGACCGAAATGAAGAGAAACTCGTTGGTAGACGCCACCACCGGCCGAGTCGACCTTCGCTATAATCCTTTGTCACTTGAAGAAGATTATTTTATTCCCATGCGTGGTGGTGTAGGATCCTCGATTGAATCGCTCCCGGGCGCCAAGTCTCTTGATGACATCGAGGATGTTAAATACATGAGAGACAAGATGTTCTCCGCCATAAAGATCCCTCAGTCTTACCTAACCAATCTTGAGGGCGACACGGAAGACAAAACAACACTGGCTCAGAAGGACATTCGGTTTGCTCGAACAATTCAGCGTTTGCAGCGACCCTTTATCACAGAGCTCGAGAAGGTGGCAGTCGTTCATCTTTATACCCTTGGGTTCCGCGGCGAGGATCTTATAAGTTTTGATTTGACGTTGAATAACCCATCTCGTTTGGCTGAGCTGCAGACTTTAGAATATCTGCGCACCAAGTTTGATACGGCTGGTAGCGTCCCAGAGGGCACATACAGCAAGCGCTGGGTTGCTAGTAATATTCTTGGACTTTCTGATGAAGAGTTTCTTCGAAATCAGCGAGAATCTTTTTACGATCGTAAGTATACGCAGGCGCTGGAATCTGTTACAGAGCAGGCAGCCGCAGATGAAGCCGGCGGCGGCTTAGGCGGAGATCTGGGCGATCTTGGAGGCGAGGAGGGAGACCTCGGTGATCTGGGTGGAGATCTGGGCGACCTTGGAGGAGAAGACCTTGGAGGAGAAGACCTTGGAGGAGAAGAATCAGCGCTCCTGACCGCGCCGGCCCGTCGTGATGACGGCCCTCGTGATGGCAGAACTTACGGTGGCCCATTTCGTCGCGAAACAAGAAGTTCCCTCGGTCCAGAGTTAAATACTTATCGTCAAAACGCAGGCTCTGGAGTGGGTAATCCGCGGGGAGACATGAGTGCCGCAGCACTAGGTTATGGTTCGAAACATCGAAATGAATCTATTTATAACAAGAACGAAACACGATTAATCGAAAATACTGTGAAAGTTCGCAGACTTGTGGAACAATTAGAAAAGAAAGAGGCGGAAAAGAAGGATGAGGATGAGACATAATAAAAAGCGCAATACAGCATTTATTTATGAAACTTTGACGAGAGCACTCACGAAAGCTATTGTTAATAAAAACCTTCGCCGCAAAGGTAAAATAGTTTTTATCCTTAAGGAATTCTTTAAGCCGGGTGAAGTCCTTGCACGAGAACTTGAGTTGTATCGTACTTTAACAGAGACAATTAATACTCAGCCTAAAATTGCTGAAAGATTATTACAAGAAACAAAATTGGCTTATGCCGAGCTCAATGAGAACACATTGTTCGACGCTCAGTCGCAACTGATTTCGGCCATGAACAAGACTTTGGGACAAGAAGTGTGGAGTACATTTATTCCTAATTTTAAATCTTTGGCATCCGTTAACGCCGTGTTTAGCAGTAAAACTAGTGTGAAAAAGCGCGTCCTGTTTGAGCAAGCCATAGTTGACAAAATGAGTTGTTTAAACGATACTATGACTTCTGGGCAATTACAAACTTTAGATAGCATTACTTATAACTCTTTTATTAAAAAGTTTAACAGCAAATATGAAAATCTTTTACAAGAGCAAAAAGATCTCTTAAACCGTTATATTACTAGTTTCGCAGATGATGGGTTCGAGTTACGACTCTACCTCAATGAAGAATTATCCAGGCTTAAAGGCTTACTTAGTGAAGTGGCAGTAGCCGATATCGAACCCCTTATCTCGCAAAAGTCTCATGATGTACTTGCCTATTTAGATGAATTCCGGAAACGCGAGTTTGGAGATAAAGACCTTAATAAGTTACTACAAACACAAGAGCTTGTAAAGGAACTGCGCGCAAATGATTAAGATTAAAGTAGGTGGACCGCAGGTAACTGTTGAGCTAAACGCCCGGCGCGCGCTGGACGGTTCTCTTCTTATTATGGACCATAGCAAGATTGATATAGCAGTTATTCCGGATCAAATGAAGGTGGTTACGTTTCCCAAGACCTTGGCATCTGAAGATGTTTATGAATATCAGAGTCGCTTATTTGAATTGTTATCTAACAAAGGTGTTGTGGATCGGGCGAGTGTTCAGGGAGGCAATGTATTTCGGTCTCTAGAAGCTGTGATTTCCGAAAACGAAAAGATTAATTCTCTCCAAGCTACGGTTTTGGTTATTAGTGAGTTTCTTAATTTTGAGCGCGCTCATGATCATATTGCAGATGAGTATGAGAAGGAACTCGAAGATATGTATACTCACCCATCTGATCGCGACTCAACAGAATACGGCGAAGTCCCCCAGTATGCTGAGAAGGGCTCTATGCGCCCGGGCTACTATTACTACCCACTCAGAAATAGGTATTAATCCATGAGCGAGATGAAGCTCATTATGGAAAACTGGCGATCTTATCGTGAGCAGCAGCTTGAAGAGGCATGCCAAGGTTCTGATTGCTTAGAGGAATATACGGTCAAAGAATTTTTGGAAGATGTCGGGAAGAAGAGCGGCCTCACGCAAAAGTTTTTTCAAACAATGGATAAGATTGCAAATGGCGGCCAATATGATAATAAGACGCAGGGAATGGCCAAAAAACTTATGGTATACGCAGCAGATAAAGGCCTCGGGGCTCTTATCGGAGGCGGCATCGGCGCCGCGCTCCTTGCGTGGTGCCCCCCTTGCGTGATACCAGGAGCTGCAGCCGGTGCTGTGATCGGTAGTGTTGGCACCGATCTGGTAAAAAAAGGATTAGGCACTCTGAACAGCGGGCTCGAGAAGATGTTCAAGGATGCGCAAGGGCAAGATCCCCCCGAAGACCCGCGTGGATGGATTTTAGATTTAAATGATCAGGTTGAAGCGCTAGCAAAGGGAGGGGGCGAGAATTCTCCATTATTTCAACAATTTTTGAAGGAGCTGATATCCCACTTTGAAGAAGTAGAGAGAGCTATCACCACCGCCATCGAAGGCCTCCCGCGGGATCCCGCTCAGTCGGGCCTGCCGGAAGAAGCCCAGGGCCCGAACCCCACCGCGCTGAACGACCTGATGATCAGTTCGATAAAACCATACTTAAAGACCACAGCGTCGCAGGAACTTCAAAACTTTATTGCCGCAGGCGCCGGCACGATCGGCACCGACCAGGTCGTGGCACAACACCCCAACATCAAAGAAAGCAAATAACTATGGAACTACTACATTTTATACTTGCCGCATACGGCATGACATTTATCATTATACACGGACACATCTTTAATAAGATCCGCCCACCTTGTAAATCAATGTGGGGCTTTGGCCGTTTATTCCATTGCCATCTGTGCATGGGATTTTGGGTTGGGGTGT